CCAGGCGTTCAGGTTGTCGCCCGGCGCCTGGTAGTTCAGGCGCAAGCTCATGGACCATGTGCTAGGCAATAGGCGCTCCCGTATCTTGCCTTATCCAGGCCGAGCCGTTCGAGACGGCGAGAATGTCGAGGTCGGCGACCCGCAGGACGCCGCTCGGCCAATCGGCGGCCGGCGGCAGATCCGCTGAGACGACGGAGTGGACGAAGGCCGGCTGACCCGGCTGCTGAAGCTGGACGATCGCATCCACCACCGCCCGGAAGAACGGTCGCAGATCCTGCCGAGGGTCGACCGGCGCGATGAGACCGATCATCAGCGCCCCCTCAGGTCGACATGCCAACCACCGACCAGCGCCGGCTCGCCACGCAAGGCGGAAAGGCGCCGGCTCTGGGCCTCCTTGGCGTTCGCTTCCTGCATGGCCGCGTCGAACCTTGCCTGGAACAGCGCCAGCAGGTCCGCATCGCGCAGGAAGGGCGCGGCCTCCAGCAGCGCACCGAACAGGTAGAGGTCCGGATAGTCGGCCAGGATCGGGTTGCTCGGTTCGGCGTCTGAAAGCGCGAACCTGCGCAGATGACGCAACCTGACGCCGTAGGCCTGATCGCAGGGCCGCTCGAAGGCGAGGATTCCGCCCTCGACGGTCCAGAAATCCGGCCGTCCGGGTTCAGGCCGCAATTCCATCAGCGATGGATCGACAAATCGCAGCGCCTCGGCCCGGCCGGCCAGATGAACGGAAACGGCCTCGGAAAAGGCCGCCGGCAAGGCGATGGTTCGAGCGCCAGGAGCAGCGGCCAGCGCGGCGTTCACCTCGTTCATGCGGCCCCGGAACAGCCGGTTGAGACGGCTCTCGGCCAGGGCGATGAAGTCGGGAATACGGTCGGCGAGGTCCGCGCGCTCCAGCCAGTCGGCCACAGCGCTCTTGAGGTCGGTATAGCTGGCGAGAGCCATGACGCCACGCCTCCAATCTGCAGGGAACGAAAAGGCCGACCCCGAGGGATCGGCCCAGGCGGTCAGCCGTATCGCGCGGCCTAGACCTCGTTCGAATGCAGGCGCGCGGCGAGCTGCGGCCGTAGGGTCTGGTAGCCGTAGAGAACGTCCAGACGGCACGGGAACCGGTCGTTGTTGATGTCGTACTGGCGCACGACGCGCATCGAAACGCCGTCGAAGACTTCGCGCGCCGAGAAGTCGACGCCGCGCGGCATCTGCATGTCGGCGGTCGCAAAGGCGAAGGCGCCCTTCTGGTAGAGCAGCGACGTCCCGTAGAGCTTGGACGGACTGCCGGCTACCGACACCGGCGCGGTGGCCGACGCGGCGGCGACCACCACGTTCTGCCGCGGCCCGCCGGTGACGATCGCCGGCGAGATGCCGATGGCGCCCGCCCCGCCCGCGGCGTCTTCCTTAACAACGAACTGCATCGGCACGCCGGTCGACTGCTTGGTCTCCGGATGTACGCGGAAGACCTTGTCGATGGTGATCACGTCGCCCTTCTTGAACGCGCCCGTCCCCGTCGCCAGGGTGATCGTGGAGATCGGGGTTTCCGACCCGGCGGGAATCGTCCCCGCCTGGGTGTTGGTGGTGTAGGCCGCGCTCGCCGCCGCCCCGCGTGCATGCGCCGGCCACAGCGTATTCTCGACGAAGTCGAAGCCTGCGGTGCGGCCCATATAGCCCTCACGATATTGCTCGGAGAGCTGCTTCTGGTCGTTGAACAGGCCCTTCAGCGCATCCACCAAGTCGGTGTTGTTCTGTGAGTTCAGGTTCGCCGTCCGCTTGTTGAGCGGCGCCAGCGCATCGACCAGCTTTTGCCGGCCGTTGAGCACGTCCTTGAAGGTCGGCGCCCCGGACAGCCAGATCGACTGCGCCACGTCCTTGTACATGCTCATCGCGTCCGCCTCGATATTGGCGGCCAGGACCGACATGGCCGGCTCGATCACCCGCTCGGAAAAATCGTCGAGCGACAGCGTCAGGTCGGCGGAGGTGAAATTCAGGTCGACGCCCTTCTGGGTCGCCACCTTCAGGTCGACGCTCTGCTCCTTGATGTCCTTGGCGTCCAGCGGCGCGCCGGTGCGCACCGTATACTCGTTGGGCAGCCGCACCTTCAGGGTGTCGCCGATCTTGGCGCCCTGGCGCGCGAAGCTGTCGTCGTATTCGCGGGTGATGGAGCCGACGAAGTTCAGCTTCTGATGCAGCACCCGCAGGGCTTCGCGAGTAACCGCCGTGGCGGAAAGCAGCGTATTGGCAGTAAAGGCCATGGTGTCCTTTTCGATATGCACGCCGAAACGCGGGAGCGCCCGGCGGCGGCCCCGTGAAGGTCGGCAGGTTTCAGGAAAATGCCGCGCAAGAGCCGCGCGGCGGTGGTCAGAGCGCCGCCAGGCGGCGGCTCTGTGGGGGCGTCGTCCCTACCGGCGCTTGGCCGACCAGTCGATCAGCCCGGCTCGGAAGCCGAGCCTCGCCCGGCCGGCGATATTCGGAATAGGGATTGCTGTCGTAGATGGACCGCAACATATCGGCCAAGAGCCAGCATGCGACGCCACGGACCGATGGGAATGTCTGTCGCTTCCAGAGCCTGGATCATGGCTTCCTTCGAAAAAGGAACATATGCTGGTTGAGGAGATCGGACAGGCATCCCATAGGCGAGGATCGTTGCGCCGGCGCATCCACTTGTGCCTGGCCATCTCATCTCTCACGCCGCCGACGGCCAACAGCCGACAACCTCCAAAGTCAGGACCTTGCCGGCCTGCAGCAGTTGCTCGCCCAGTTGGTCGGCGAGACGCTCTGTTGACGCTCTACAATAGAAACTCCGGTTTAGACGCGAGCACCTTCCAAGATTCAATCGGCACATGCCATGCATCGAGACAGCGATTTTTTGCGATATCCACCGTCTCGAACCAATAGTCTTTCTCAAAGATCGATGCATCACGGCTAGAGAATAGATATACTTGCGCATCACCATCCTCGCTCTCGATTACGATGCGCTTCCACGGCCCATCCTCAGCTCCGTGGCTTTCGAAATATTCGACCAATACGACACTCCCAAAGCTGACGGCGTTTCTACCGAAGGGATGCCGCAATCATAGCACAAAGGAAGAACATTCAACAGCAGGAAATCCATTCGCCACCGCCGGCGCGGATCTATTTCTTGAAGAAGAACATGTGCTTATCGAGCAAATCCGAAGGACCTCCCTTCAGAGGCGCGCTCTCTAGATGGAAATGTGGCTCATAGGCCTTATGCCCTTTGAGGTCCATTCGTAGCTGGGCGGAGCCGTCCTGGCTCCGAGCCACGAAATTGCGCGGCGTGCTTTTTATGACTTCTCCTCGGCCGAATACGTCTTCGACCGCCCTCGCCGCCCTGTTGATGCGCGCCCGGCTCGCCAGGCCGCGCACCATGCCGGCGACCAGCGGCGCGCCTTCCGCCGCCACGACCGCCGCCGCCGGCGCCAGCGCGGGAACCGCCATCCAGGCGTTCTCGCGCGACACGCGCCGCCGCTCGTCGTCGAAAGCCTGCTGCTCCGGCGTCAGGTAAGGGCGCTTGCGGGGCGCCTGGGCCAGCATGACCCGGTCGCCCGGCGTCAAGATCACCGCCCCCGACATCAACGCGCCCGCAGGGCTTGATCGTTGCGCCGGCGCATCCACTCGCGCGTGGCCATCTCATCGCGCACGCCGCCGCCGGCACCGCCCGAACCGCTCACCTGGACAGCCGGGCGCACGGCCTGGAGTTGCTCAGCCTGGCGGGTGGTTTCCTGGCGCTTGGCCGCCTCGTCGCCCAGATGCGCACGGTGCAGGATCTTCCACAGCCGCGGATCGGCCACCTCGCGCAGTTCCTCCAGCGTCACGCCGAAGGCCGCCGCATACTCCACCAGCCTGGTCGCCACCTCCGGCGACCAGCCGTCGATCTCCGAAGCCAGGATCTTCCCGGTCTGCATCAGTTGCTCGGCCATTTCGCGTTCGGCCTGTTGGCGGGCGCGGTGTTCGCTCTGGGTCAGCGACCACGCGAAGCGCTCGCGCGCCTCGGCCAGACGCTGGTACTGGCTCCACAGATGCTGGGCCGTCTGCGGATTCTCCTCGCCCAGAACGTCCCAATCGATCTCTTCCAGGTGCTGGATCTGACTGTCGATCGCCGCCAGGTTCGCCCGGTCGGCCAGGGTCGCCTGCATCAGCTCCCGCTCGGCGGCCAGGCCGCTGCGGTCGCGGTCGATCCCACGCCGATGCTCGGCCAGTTCCTCCAGCTTCCGCGCATAGTCCGCATTGGCCAGAAAAGCGCCCGAGAGCGCCCGCGGAATACGATAGAGCTGGCCCTCGTGTTCGACCTCATCGGTCTCGTCGTCCTGAACCTCGGGCGGCTGGCCCGTCATCCGGGCGTGCGAAAGCTCGCCGAAAATCGACGCATCGTCTCTTTGCATGTTGTCCTCTGGATGCCGCCTCGCCGCGCGAGGCCTTGCCTGGCGGGACGCCGCACGCCCCGCGTCTTGCCGCTGCGCGATCAGCGAAGCGGGGGAAGGATCGACCGCGCCGGGTTCGGCCCCGCGCATCTCTCCCCGATATCAATATCCTCTCAAAATCCCCGGCGAACGTCAAGAACAAAATAGGAACATTTCTTGTGACGCCTCGGCGTATGAACTCGATCTCATCGCCAATGCCGCCAATCCGTCGGGCAAGGGCCGCGAACGCCGCGCCCCTATCGCGACTTGCCGAGACAGCAAGGCCAATCTAGAACAATTGGAGAACTACACGTTCAGCCTGAGTTCCACCAAGCATGCGTTCGCCGCCATCCCCCTTCTGGCTTCCCGCGCTTTGCGCGATAGCGTTTCTGGCGCTGTTTGCGCTCGGGATGTGGGCGCCGCCCTGGTTCGTCCCGCCGGTCGTCCTGGCCTGGACCTATGGACTGACGGCGCTCACCACGGCGACGGTTGTCACCACGATCCGAGCCGTCACCGCCCGCGTCCGTGGAAGCCGCGTCAAACGCATTGCGCTCTGGGTCATCGCCACGCCGACCGTGACGGCCACCCTCTTGCTTGCCCTTCTGACGCCGTTCGTCAACGGAGCCGAGGATGACTTTGGAGCCCTCCTCCTGCTCTTGATGGTGTCGCTGTTCGGCGTCGCCGTATGCGGTCTGGCGATCCTGCTCGTCCTCGCCGCCTTGCCTGCGCGAGCCTCCAATAAGGCGCCTCAGTAGCCGAACATCAGGAAGCGGTCGTCAAGCCGATCTCCCACATCTTCTGCTACCCTGGTGACGGCTTGGCCCAGGGTGGTCGATCCAAACCCGCAACCAAGGGAATCTCCTAGTTGAATCTCGCCGGCCTTCAGCAGCGAAACCTGATTGGATCTTGGTTTTGGGGTGGCGCCGAACAGACTGCGGTTCAGCCTCGATTTGGCTGGCCGCACGAGCCTCGATTTCACAAACTTGACCGCGGTAAAGGGCGAGAACAAAGATGGAATATCCATACTGAGGCGTCTTCAATGAAGCGATTTTGGCTCCCACTGCTCTGCGCTTTGGCGCTGGTCGCCATGTCGATCCTGGGCCTGTCCGCGGCATGGATGGATGGGACCATCTGGGAAACCGCTCTTGGCTTGGTGATGTTGGCGCTCGTCCTGGCGATGGTCGGCACGATGATCTGGGCGGTAGCCGAGCGCGTCCGGGGAAGCCTGGTCAAGAACATCCTGCTTTGGATTGTCGCCGTCCCGACCGTGCTGGCCGCTCTCTCGTTCGTCGGGCTTACGATCGCCACCGTCGCTACGCCGTCAAGCGGCGGCGGCGACATGGGGCTTGTCTTGATCCCCCTGTTCCTGATCGTGCTGGGCGGGCTTGGTATCCTGCTCATCCTAGCCGCCCTGCCCAAACGGGCGAGCGGCGCATCGCGGACGGGCTGAAGGTTCGCCCCAGCGATCGAGCCGCATATCACCCTGGCGGCGGCGACTTGCCCTCCGCCAGCGCGCCCATCACCCGCATCCGGTTGGTCTCGGCCTCGAAGGCCTCGATCTCCAGCCGCCGCATCGCATGCCCGCCGTCTTGCTCCAGGGCGGCGATCTTCTGCTGGGCGGCCTGCAGCGCCTGGACCAGCTTGGCCATCTGCGCCTGCGCCTGCTCGACCTCTGGCCCCGCCCCCTTGATCTGCGCGGGCAGCATGGCGCTCAGGCGCTGGGCGATCTCGTCGGCGCCGGGCCAGTCGAGGTTGCGGGCCAGCAGGTCGCCGATCATCGGGGCGGCCGGCGGATAGGCGCGGATCAGCTCGATCATCTGGGTCGCCGCCTCCTCACGGCGGCTGGTGAAGCTGGGCCCCGAGCGGACGGTGACGTCGTACTTGCCCGCGCCCAGGTCGTAGATCTTCTCGATCTGACGCATCTGGCCCGCCGCATCTGCGGCCTGCGCCTGGAACCTCTGGTTCACCGGCGCCATCTGCGCCTCCCCGCTCGGCCCCAGCACCCGCAGCACCCGCGGCGTCGAATAGACCTTGGGGATCAGGTCGATGAGGATGCGGCCCGCATGGCGGATCGCCCGCGACAGGTTGTCGATATAGTGGAAGGTCGAAACGTCCCCTTCCCGCTGCCTGGCCATGATCGCCCGGCCCGAAGTCTCGTTCGACCGCGCGCCCAGGCTGGCGTCGTGCAGCCCCATGATCGACTTCATGTCGTCGCCGGCGTGCAGGGCCTCCTGGATCGCCCCGACCGGAACGCCGGCGAACGACTGGCGCATCGGCGGTTCGGGTCCGTCATATTCGATATAGGCGTGGGTCTGGGTATTGGCGCTCGCCCACTTCGCCGCGTCGGTCTCGAAGGCGCCCTTGCGGCCGATGAACGGGGTCTTGGGCGCCAGGGCGACCAGTTCGGTCGACACCGTGCGCCAGTAGTTGAACATCCGCTGCGGGTCCTTGGCGTCGCGCACCAGGCTGCGCAGCCGGCGGCGACCGTCGACGTGCAACTCCTCGCCATAGACCGGGACGATCGGGATGTACTTGCCGGCCCAGTCGACGGTCTCCAGCACCTCGGCCCCGCTCACGATCCGCTGCACCACGCGATGCGAGGGAACCAGCCGCGGCCGGCCGACGACGCTGACCCCCAGGGCGTCGAACATCGCCTTCTGCCCTTCATAGATGTCCTGGGCCACCACCTGTCCGTCCGACAGCGCCAGGATCGAGCGGGTCGTCGCCTCGCGCCGCCAGTATTCGGCCACCGTCACCTGGTCGCCCTCGCGCCACGCATCGGCGGGGCCGCCATAGGAATCGGCCTCCCAGTCGAACGCTTCCGCCCCCTTCCAGCGCGCCGCGAACTCGGCCTTCGGCATCGCATCCACCACGAAGGCGGTGTTCCAGTCCGAGGAGTCCGCGGCGGTCGAGGCCGGGTCGCCATAGATCGAGAACGGGTTGGCCACCCGTTCGATCACCAGGTCCTGGTCGAAGGCCTCGTCGCTGGCGTAGCGGGTGTTGATGCGGAAATAGCCGAACCCGCCCGTCACCGCGAAATCCAGCGCGGTGTCGTAAGCCACCTCGGCGTCCGAGCTCTGCTCGATGTTGCGGATCAGGCCGTTGAACACCTCGGCGGTCTCGGGATCGGCGCTGCTGTCGACCGGATGGCAGGTGATCGACGGCTTGTTCAGCCGCGCGTCGTTCACCACCTGGCGGATGAAGGCCGGCAGGCGGTTGATGGTCAGGCAGGGCCGCCCGTCCAGTTCCCGGTCGCGCCGGATCGCCGCCGGCCACTGCTCACCCAGCCGCGCAAAGCGGATGTCGTCCAGCGCCTCGCGCCGGTTCTCGGCCTCGTGCTCGCGCGCAAGGTCGAACGCCGCGCGGGCGTCCTTGATGATGTCGCTCATGGAACTCCTTCGGCGGTCAGGGCCAGCCGCAAGTGCTTGGAACGCGCCGGACGCCAGCGGAGCGGCCCCAGGCCCAGCGCTTGAGATCAGTCGCCGCCTGGCGGCCTCCCGGCCGCCGACACATGGCGCAGTCGCAATCCGCGCTGATAGGGAAATGATCGCTCATTTCCCGGCGAAGATCAAGAACAAAATAGGAACAATTCTAACGTTTCACCAGACTGAGCTTCAGCACAGTCAGATCGCCACTGGCGTCCCAGACATACTCGTAGTGAGCGCCCTGCCCGATCGGGAGCGGCAGAGCCGCCGGCCGGAAGACCACCACGTTCACGCCGCCGTCCCGGCGCACGCTGTCGAAGACGAAGCCGTCTTCGCCCGGCTCGGCGTAGGGCCAGCGCCGCTCGCGCGCGAAGGCCTGGGAGCGGTCATAGTCCGCAGCCGCGTAAAGCTCAGGATGCGAGGCCTGAGCGCCGCGCAGATCGAGCAGGTCCGCGTCCAGCCGCACGATCAGTTCACGCATCTGAATCCGCGCCGGAAACCCGGCCGCCGAAGCCCGCAGCCGCCGTTCGTGATGATAGAGCGTCTCTGCGATCGCCGTCTGCAGGTCGGTCGCGGCGTACCATGCCCCCAGGTCCCCGTCGGAGAACCGCCCGCCCTTCGGCGCGCAATGCAGGAAAGCCGCCATGGCCAGCGAGGCGGTCGGCCCTGTCGCGATCCCGCCTTCCGGCAGCGCCTCGAGCCGCGCATGGCTGCGCGCATTGGTGAGGTCTTCGAGCAGGAACGCGACCCGCAGCTCCTCCTCGTTCGCCGCGATGTCGTCGAACACGCCGACGGTCGGAAAGCGCGAAGCGATCAGCCGGTGCGTGCGCGCCTGGACGCGCGAACGCTGGAAACTCATTTCACCCCGCGCCAGGCGTCCAGATAGCGGCGCACCTCATGCAGGCCGCCGATCCCGCCCTCGGCCATCAGCTCCAGCGGGCTGCGGTCGCCGAACGGCGCATCCTGGTTCGCCGCCTTCAGCCAGCGCACGCCGGCCGCATCGTCAGCGAACACCAGCCGCAACCCCTTCAGGATGCCCAGCACCAGCGAAATCCGCTCGAGCTGGTCGCGCCCCAGCACCACCGCCTTGCCCGATTTCCAATTGTGGTAGGTCTGGCGCGAGATGCCGCCCAGGATCGCCTGGCGGTCCTCGACCTTCAGGTCCCACAGGTCGCAGGCCCGGACGAACAGCGTCACCGCCGGCGCCGACAGCCGCCGCCGCGCCTGCGCCCCGTTCAGCCCGTCCAGGCTGAGGGGCGTCTCTGGCCGTTCATCGATGCGAGCGGCTTGCGCCACGATCATCTCCACCCAATCTTGGATCGAATGTATAATCTTGGACGTGAAACTTCAAGGCGCGGCCGGCGCCGGGCACCTGAACGGCAGGTCGGCTCCGCCCGCCTGCGCCCAGCGGCAGAGCCGCGCCACGGCGGCCCAGCCCCGCTCGCCCCAGGCCTCGACCGCCGCATCGTGCTCGGCCAGGGCGTTGTCGCTGGCCAGCGCCTCGGGCGCCAGGACCGGCTTGGTCTCAACCTTCAGGTCGGCACTCGGCGGGTAGGCGGTCAACCGAGGTTCCCTGCTGGCGCAACTGCACGCAAGCGCGGCGCAGCCGGCCAGGGCCAGGCTTCTCATCGGGCGCGGACTGGATCGCATGGGACTGTTCCTCTTGGGCTGACGTGATGCGGTGAGCGTCCTCGGCGCGCTCGCCGGCCGCCGCGGCGTTCGCCCGGCCGACGCGCTCGACCGCGGGGATCGCGGCGACAGCCTGGCGGTGCTTCTCGATCTGTGCGCCCGAGCACTGGCCCAGCAGGAACACCGGCCCGGCGATGATCGCCGCGCCGGCCAGCGCCGGCCACCAAGTCCCCGCGGCCACGCGGGCGGCTGTCCAGGCGATCATCGCCAGCCTCCGGCCTGCAACGCCGCCTGGAACGTCTCGGCATAGCCTGCGATCAACTCGGCCTTGTCGGTTCCATTGACGCACTTGCGCGCGGCGACGAACTGCTCGCGCCGCGCGAGCGCTGGCAGGAACAGCCGCAACCCCTTGCCGGTGAACCAGCCGCCCTCCAGCCCCGCGACGAGGATGCGCGCCGATACCTGCGGATCGAGCGCCAGGTCGTAGTCGGCCGTCAGCGCGCCATTCAGCCCCAGTTCGCGATCAGCGCGCTCATAGTTGTCATCCCAGGTCAGTTGCACATCGCCGCGCCCATAGGCGACCTGACCGCCGTTGCGCCCCGGCTTGCCATAGGGCCGCCCCGCGCCCTTGCCGTACTCGCGCACCGGCGCCAGCGCTCCAGCGGTCTCGTGGACGGAGGTCGCCAGCGCATAGGCCGCCCAGGCGACCGGAAACCCCGCCGCCGCGCAGGCCGCTAGGATACGCTCACAGCCGGCCACCTCTGCTGGCGACAGGGCCGGCCCCAATGGCGCGCGGCTGCGGACGTGGTCGAAAAACCGCGCCGGCTCGGCCAGCCGCCTCGGAGGCGCGGGCGTTGAAGCCTCCATGAAAAAGGCCTCCAGCGCATCGGCGGAGGCCCTGATCTTCGCCAGTTCGGCGAGCGCGAATTCCCGGCTCATCGCCGCACCTGCTGGTCGGCCGGCAACTCGCCTCCCCCGCCTCGCAGGCCGCGCGCGGCCGCCGCCAGCTTGGCCCAGTCTGTGACCGTCGCCCCGGCCAGGTAGAGCGTCGCCAGCACGACGTTCGAGCCGATCAGCGCCAGGGCGATCCACTTCAGCGCCCCCGGATCGTCGAGCTTGGCCAGCGCTCCACCAACGCCGCAGAGGT